CATATTAAAACTAGATTTTTATCTATACCTGTTATACTCTTTAATATATCTATCATCACAAAATTTTGTTGTACCGGCTCCTGACCATACTATTGATTCTCTATTTAAATCTTCATCTTTAAACGTTTTATCTAAGTTAAACACGTTTAATTTATTTTCCTGCAATACATCGTAAAAATACTTTTCATCAGCATCCCAATCTGTATAATTTTTAATTACCATATCTGACCATTTTTCGACGAATTTTTTAACCTTTGTATTATTATTAAATGAGATAAATCCTCCTTGGTATAGTTTGGTATGACCTTGTAAACGCTTTGAACCTTTATGTTGTTCGGTATATGGTTCATCTTCTACTACGCAAATATCATTTTCGTTTATATTATTAATAAGGTCATTTAAATTACCTTTAACTATGGTATCAACATCACTATATAATACAGGTAAATTATATTTTTGTAGTGTATCATTGATAGTCAACACTTTACTATTAGAACAGTAAGCTATCTCTTCACTATAAAGCCATCTACCAGCTCTAATACCTATTTTACTTTTTTGTAAACCTTCAAGTAGAGTATCATTGACATATTCCCCTTCTTTAGATAACATATTTTTCTTTTTAGAAAGGTTTTTATTATCTATTATTTTTATAATATTTAAATTTAATTTTGAAAAGTCTGGATCAAAGCCAATACATCTAATAATAATTTTATCAAATGTGTTTGCACTGTTTATTTCTATCGATTTTAAAAAAACATTAATTAATGGTAAATATTTTTCATTCACACTACAAACGAGATTAACTTTACACATAGACTTATTTAATTTAAAAAGGAGAATTATCAATTTTTTATAAATATAAATATAATGGTACGTATTGAGTTAGCTGATATAAAAAAAACAAAATCTAATTTATTTTACTGTCAAAACGATAGTGGGCAAAAATGGTATATTCCGGATAGTAAGGTAAGACCGTGGGAAGTTAAAAGATATGGTATATTAAATAAAAGTTTAAAAATATATTGTTTTTGGATTAATGGGACAGATATATACTTACGTGATGGTAATCATGAAAAAGCTTCTATTTTAACCACCCATGGTAGGTTATTTAGAAACACAAATGATATACTTGATATTTTAAAAAATAATGATTTAAAGTCAATATATGAAAAAGGTTTTGTAAATGTTATGATAGCCAAAGATACAAATGATTTTAGTAATAGTGCATTATATGCAACAAGGGGTGATAGTAATAATGAAATATCAGATGTAAGTCTAACAACTATAAAAGGACTTGCAGATAAATTTAACTTTAAAGTTTATAAGTATGTTGACCCAAGTGGATCAAATATAATAAAATCTTTAAATGATAATGGAGGGTATACAAAAGATGGAGTATTTGTTACCTATAGTAAAAGTGGTGATTTAAATAAAGTAGCTATTTATAAACCATCATAAATTTTTTGTATTTAAATAATTTTCAGGATTGTTAGGGTTCCAAGTTAACTCTGCTTTTTCAGTATCTTCCTTACGAGATAGTTTTAAAGTTTTTATTTTTTTAAAGAAATCTCCAGTATTATCTAATTTTTTATCTTCTATAATTTCATTAACTTGTTTAATAGAAAGGCTGTTATAGTTAATACACCCTTGTTGTTTATTAAATCTATCAGTAAATGATTTTTCTTTTCTATGTTTTATTGCTCTATCATTATTCCAGTCAACCCTACTTGGTGATAATTCATTAGTCGTAAATAAATTTTTCTTAATTTCATTTAAATGTCTTAATTTATTAATAATTCCCCATTTATCATTGGTATTATATATATCTAAATATTGTTCTTCATTTTCATATATATTATACATTATTGAATAACGACACTTTTTTATTTTTTTAGTAAATGAATGATATGTACTTTCATTAGAAGAATCGGTAAATACATAACCGCAATTTAAACCATAAGGTGTGTCTTTAACAAAATTTTTATTTTCATCTAATAGTTCTGTACCTATATTACCTTCCCTATCAAAATCTAAAAATAACATCATGGTTAATAAATTATTTTTATCCATATGTACAGGATTATTATAACCGGGAAAATCTTTTACTAGTCTAATTAAATGGAGACCATCCTTTACACTTTTATTAGCTGTTTTATATATCCATTTATTGTACTCTTGTATAGATGATCTATTAGCTATTTTATCTACTATATTAGTTAGTATTTCATTGTTTTTATAATCTAAACGTTTTACGGTATATACCTGTCTTACCTCTTCCTTTTCTTCAGACTTGAAATCTAGAGTGTTAAAAAGTTCTTTTACCTCGTTTATTTCATTTTCACTAAAAACATTATCAAAAGTAAAATGTATAAACGGGGTTTTATCTTCTTTAAAATTTATTAATTTATCTTTGTAGTAACTATGATAACCATGTTTAGACTCAAAATTTAAATCCGAACTTATTCTACCTATATATTGTAATAATTGATCTTTAGATATTATAGTTTTAAGAGAACCAAACATTTCTATATAATCTATACGTTTTTCATCGTCTAACCATATATCTTTATTAACATTACATATATGTTTCCAATTTATCTCATCATCATATAAAGATAAATCTTTTGTAAAAAAAGGTCCTTGAGGCCCTCCTGTCGGGTCAACAGTTATACCGTTTAAATCGTCATGTGGAGCTGTTTGCATTTAATATGCTATAAGTAACTTGGAGCCGGTAGTAGTAAAGGTGGCCAGTATTTTAAAATACTGTCACGATCGGTCAATTCTGCCATTTCCTCATCAATTTCAGAGGTTAGGTCGCTTAGTAGGGTCAGTATAACTTCGATTTCTTCAACATCGTCAGTATTACCATCATTCTGACATTGGGTTTTTTCAGCAGTTAAAATTTCAACCGCTTTATTCTTATGTTCAGTTATTAAGGCTGTCCACTTCGTTTTTAAATCAGCAATATCAGCATTTAAAACTTCACTATAATTATTATAACCTAATTTTATTGAAAGGTAAATATGTCCTAATGGTACATTACAAGCGTCGGTAGATAAAAACTTTTTCTCATGAAAAGCAATATAATCATCTGAACCGCTTAAAATCATTTGATATGCTGGGTCATCAAGAAATTTATCTATATTTAAAACTCCATCAACTTGGCGCTGAGTCATTTCATCATTATAAATGGTTATATTAGATATATTAGACAAATCTTTAGTAATAGTTGTACTATCATATATCCTATTTACTTGTATTCTATAGTTTGAAGCTTCTTGAAGAATTTCAAACGGTTGCATATAGAAATTGTTATTTTCAAAATATTCAATGAATAATGTTTTTCCGATATTTTTATTTAAAATATCGGCATAGACTTGAATTGCAATATTATCTTCGGTATTTAATGACATTTTTTTATTAAGTTATGGAGTTGAAGCAGCAGGTATAACACTGAAGCTCTTTGATTTACAAAGTACTGTCATACCAGCACTAAAATCTCCTAGGTTCGTTCGTGCTGGAGGTGTTATGATTGTTTGGCCTCCAGTTGAACTATTAAATGAATTAGGGTCAACCGGGTCGGATCTAATTTGCCCATCTGTTTTAGAGTTATAAGCACATTTCCAATAAAACCCGAAAGAATTTGATGCTGGAGACGCCCCTGAACCGTGAACATTCGTAACTGTTACATAATACGTACTATCGGGAAAGCTTCCTGGAGAGCCGGCGCTGCCGGTGCCGCCGATGGTGAAGACCGATGAACTAGTGCTCTGAGCGACCTGCGAACCCCCTTTAGCGGTAAATACTGTAACAGTAAAACTACCACCCCCACTGCTATCCACACTACCAAATAAAGGGGTTATTCTAATACCACCATTATCATTCCTGCCATACCGTTCATAAGTTTCGTTTCTTATTGATATAGTACACCCAAAAATAGCTGAGCCTTTAAATTCAGACCATTTAACGTTTGTATACGCTCCTTTAACCATTGCCGGGGTTACTGCATAAGTTTCGAACCACCTTTTTAAACCAACCGGACCCGAATTTGCTTTATTTTGAGAATAAGTACCGCCACCGCTTTCATTAAATTTTATGTTGACCATAAGGTTTAAGCTAGTATTAGCACCACTAGCGCTTCCTATTCCAACTGTATTTCTTATATAACCGGGCATATTATTATTTATTACTATTTCTTCTTATTCCAGTCAACTCTCTTAGAACTTTTCTTTTTATACATTTTACCCTTTATTTTCTTACATGCAGCTTTAGTTGGTCTACATGCTGGATAACTACCTCCTGATTTTTTTGACTTTCTTCCGCAAGGTCCTCCAGTCTTACAATTTATCCAACCGCTAAATTTTTTACCCGTCTTAGGATCTTTACCACCGCGTTTAAACCATTGATGGAGACTATCACTAGCTTCAATCAAATAATGGTCAACTAGATCATCAAATTTCATTATTTACCAGCTTTACGCATTTTATTAGAATGCAATTTATCGCCTGATTTTTTTGCTGCTTTATAAGCTTTACTACCTTTTCTTGCAGATCTCTTACCAGACTTTCTCTTTTTATTAATGTTAGCCCATAAGCTTTCTAATATTGTATCGAATTTATTCATTTCTTTTTCCAAATTTTACCTTTACGGCATCTTACCATTGCTCCTGATTTATATGCTGAAGTTTTTTTACCATATACACTATCAGCTTTTCTTTTACATCTATCTTCACCATCTTCTGCAGGGGGTAAACTATCAATATAAAAGTCACCTTCATGGTAGAGATTACCATCTTCTCGATAATGTAAATGAGTATTAATTCTTACACCATTATCAAGGGTAATAACGTCGTACTTTTTATTGTGATCGACAACTTTACCTTTTGATGTGGAGTTTGTTGTACCACCACCGGATGTATCTTTTGTTGCATATACTATATTTTTACCAATATAGTTTGACGCCTCTTCATAATATGTTTTAAATGTCTTCATAATAAATTACCATTTTTTGCATGACCAGTAGCCTGCTGTTGTTCTATCCTTCTTTTGATCGCATTTATGACGTGCTCTGAAAGATCTACGAGCTGCTGGATTAGATTTGCGTATTCTCATTGTTTTCCTTTTAGCAGATGTACCGCCATGTCCAAAATTAACCTTCTTCACATTACCAGTCTTAGGATTTTTTACATACACCTTAAACTTCTTAACATCACCTCTTGTAGGTTTATTAAGAGTTACTTTTCTGCCTTTATATTCTGCGTCTTCGCTGGCGACTGCTTCCATAAGAGAAGAGTATAGTTTATCGAATGTCATTTAATTATTTATTAAATAATAATATGAATAACGAAGCTAATCTAATATTTGAACAATATAAATCAGTAAATGAAAATATGGGTATGGGACCCATGGTCGGTAAAATGGTAAATGTACCCGGACCAGGTTCACAAAATACAGCTTCTAAAGTAGTTGTATTAAAGCTTAATAATAAAAAAGATTCACCTTGTGAAGATGGAGAAGCAGTATTTATCCAAGCCGGTGATCAAAATGAATGTGAAAGTGGTTGTGATGATTGTAGTGATGATGATTATGATGGTGAATTAGATATGGCAAGAGCTGAATTACTTAAAGCAGCAGAGTATGCAACTAAGTTATTTAACCATCTTGAAAATTTAGATAATTTAGAAGGTTGGACAGCTTCTAAAATAACAAAAGCTGCTGACTACCTATCATCAGTCTATCATGCATTAGAGTATGATAATTTAGATGCTGATGTAGAAGACGAGCAAGACCCTGATGTGGATAGAGTAGAAGTTGACGAGTTAGACGATACTGAAACCGCTAAAAATACTGGTTACGCTGGAGCTTAAATCAATTTATTGTCGAAGATTCTTTTAACTTCTTCATCTAATGAACCGTAAAGATCTATAATAAGATCTCTCCTACCTTGTTCGTCTGATTTTTTATATAATTCTCTAATTTGAGATGCACTTCTTATATCTTTACCAAGAATATTAAAATCCATAGTAGGTAGAGTTGCAATATAACCGTGTTTATCTCCACTAGTCATTTTTTTAGATTTATCATACGGTTGAAAGTAACTTGGTTCACCATTTTTCTTTAAACCGAATTTAAAACGTGGTTTATCCCCTTCCATATCTTTTTCTGAAACAGCAAATATAACTTTAGTTTTATCTAAATCATATCTTTCTGTTATCTCATTTGCCAAGTATGGGTTAGCAGTCATTTCAACAAATTTTGGATCAATACCAGCACTTTGTATCATTCTTTGCTTTTCATCAAATTCAAATGGTGAATTAGTATCATTTGTTTTACCGGACGTTGAAATAAATACATCTGCGGTCGGAAATTGTTGTTTCAATTTATCATAAACAGATGCATGTCCTTTATGAAAAGGGTGAAATCTACCTGGATATATAACTACTGTTTTTGTTAAATCTTCGGCTTCTTCAAATTCTTTTAACATCTTATACATTTCACCAAATGAAGCTCTTTTTTGTAATCTCATACCTTCACCTGTATTAAAAATGGGTGGATTACTAATATATGATTCTTGATTTTCTGGAGACGTTGGTTTACCGGTACCAAAATTAGCGCGGCTAAATTCTTCCCTGTCTACCATTTTAGTAATTTCAGCACCATCAGCAGTAACTTTTGATAGAGCAAATCCTTCCGGGGCAGTTGTTTGCCAGTTATTAGGACTTTCTTCAAGATATGTACCTAGCAGATCATTTTGTGTTATTTCATTAAAAATTTTAATTAAATTATTTTTTAAATTAGCAATAATTTTAGTAATTTCGAAAGCATTTTTAATAGAAGGTTTAAGTGCTTTGAGAGATTTTAATGTTGATTTCATTTTCTCTTGCTTTTTAGCCTTACCTTTTTCACTTTTAAGTTTTTCTATCTCTTTGGTAAATCTACCACCAATATAGTTAACATATTCTTCAGTAGATATCGATGTATCTTCTAAGAATCTACCTGATCTTATTTCTGAATTAATATAAGATTTAAGAGTACTTGTATAATCATCTAGAGAACTAAAATCTACCTTATCGGCTAATTTAAGAAGTTGTTTCTTTTTAACCTTTACATCTTTTAAAAGTAATTTACCGAAAGATGATTTACTATTTTTAGGTTTATTTGCTAATACATTAAAAACAAACACTGTATTAGATGGTGAAAATTCATCTGTTGAAGAAGTATATTTTTTAACTTTCAATATACCATTTTGTACCATATATTCGATATGAACTGCAACGCCTATCTTAGATCTTGCAATTTGATCTCCATATGGGCTATTTTCAGTAACCGCATACTTAATAGTATTGGGGGTAAAGGTTAAAAATTTATTTTCATTTTTAACACCATCAATTGTTTCTGGTGCTTCATACACTTTCATTTGAGGATCAAACATATAATCCATTTGATATATACCTTTAAGATTTAAAGATGGTAAATACCGTAAAGCTAATATTAATTTATCTGCTAAACCACCTGTACCATGATTTTCGATAATATCTTCTTCGGAGTAGTTAATTTTTGGGTTTTTAGCAAAAGCTGATTTACTAGCTACGAAAAATTTATTATTAGTATCAACACCTGCAACGATAGCAGGCGCGCCGTCAAACTTAGTAGATATTTTATAATCCGATTCGTCTACAAAATATGATATAGAAGATTCTATTTGGTTAATAGCTTCTATAACACCTTGCTTACCTTTATTAAGTATATTTTCTTCTAAATGGTCAATATGCTTAACTGCTCCATCGATTGCATCAAAGAATTCTAATAGTACTGTATGGTGTTGTTTAAATGTTTTCATTTTTTTATTTTATTTGACTGTTAAACCTACTGCCCCGTAGAAATCGTCAGATTCTACCTTTGAAACGATAAAATGATCTACAATAATATTATACATATCATTAAATGTCGTTGAATCATCTACTTTAAAAGCATATGAATCTAAATTATCATCACAAGCCCAGAGTGTATTAAATTTATGTCCGTCAGAATGCCAATAATATAATATTTGGAGAGCTCCAATAATATTTTTTATATTATATTCATCCTTCACGAGATTTAAAATATCTTTTTCTGATAACCATTCCTCAAAAGAAGATATTACCTCATCATTAACTTGTTTTTTGGGTGTACCATACACAAGTAAATCAAAAATTGCATTTTCTTTTATAGATTTATCTTTTTCACTATCTAAGACCACTTGTATCATATGTACTAATGTTTCATATGCTTTTCTACCCTTCTCACCGGAGGTTGAAAAAGGTAACTTAAATTTTTCCGAAGTCGATTTAATATTGTTTAAAGCAACATCTGGATCACCGTGACCCATTCTAGCCTGTGGCCCTTTTACTTCAATCAATTCCCCTTTTCTTTCTAGATCGCCCTTTTTTGCCTTTTTTGTATCTGATAAAAATATAATACCGCCTAATTCTGGCCAACCTACACTAACCGAGCCTTTACCGGGCTGCTTACTGATAGCATAAACAAGAGACCTTGAATGCTCACCTATATATTTTGATGGATGTTCTTTAATTACAAAATCTACCCAATTAAATTCTGTAACTAATGGTAAATCTGCTTGTACTTTATTAGTATTTAAATCATTTACAATATCTAGAACTTCTTGAAAGGCATCTTCTCCATCCATATCAACGAAATTCATAATATGATTTTTAATATTAGATACAGCATCTCTATCTCCTTGTCCAAGTTTTGAAGAATATTTACCTATGGTTAATAATCTAGCAATACCGTCATCTATTTTTTGCTGTAGTTTTGGTTCATTTGCAGGTAAATATGCCTTCCCAGCCCCTTCTTTTTCGCTACGACCCTTCGGTATACGAAATTCTGCACCTGCAGCTCTCTCTAAATCTCCATCATCGAAGGGTAACCCATACTGTACTTCATCAGTAGGCATCTTTGATCTTAGATCTTCACCAATTACCCGTTGTCTTGGTAATTTAGATACTTTCTTACCAGCAGCTTCCTGTAAGTATGTGTCTGTTAGCGATTTCCAACTCATGTTTCGATGTCAATATCTTGTGAATATTTTTTCATTATATTAATAAGAGAGGTTAATGATTCTTTTGCGTTAGTTTCATTAATATCTGCTAATATACTAATTTGATCAATATCACTAGCTTCTATTTCTGTAACTAAAGCTTTTTTAATTAATCTCACCAGTAAGACTTCACCTTCAGGTGATAATTGAGTTACTTCTGGTACCGGTGCTGGCTCTTCAACAGGAGGAGCAACTGGCTCTTCAACAGGTACTTCAGCTTCATCTTGTTCTAATATTGTGTTATATTGTTCTAGGAATTTTTTCATTATATTTTAATTGTTTTAATTTTGTTAGCTATCTTTTTCATAACATCCCCATATGCTTTATTAATTTCTTTTTGCGGATCTTTTTGAAATGATCTTCTCGTAGGATCATTAGCCAAGGTTTGAGCTACTTTAATAGCATCTCGTTGACCTTTATCTAAAAATGGTTGTTCTTGATCTTCTATACTAGTACCTCTCATAGAATTAATTTTATTATACATATCTTCGAGTTCTTTAAATTCATCACCACCATCGTTAACCAATTCACCTTGTTCGATAGGTCTATTATGGTAATCGTCTACTACTACATCTTCTTTATTATAAAGAGCTCTTCTTGCTTCAGCATATTCACTGTTATTTCTAAAAGCATTCATTTTTTGTCTTAATTCTGACTTTTTTTCAGGATCTTTTTCTGTCATTATTAGACGAAACAAATCTTTACGTTCTTTTTCTCTTTCAAGGTGACCTTGATAGTCATGCTTCTTTTTAAACTCATCAGTCTCAGCTGCTCCTGAACGTAGGTTTGTAATATCATGATTAACATAATCACCAAACTTAGTTAAAAATCTACTTAATAGTACTTCAGGTGAATCTGGAGAGTTCTTATTACCACCTATACCGTGAACGTTCATTGAATATAATCTAGCAAAACTTCCAGAATCTAAAATATCTTTTCTAGACTTACCTACAAGACTTCTTAAAAAATCACCAAATGATTTGCCTGATTTCATTTGTACCATTATTTCGTTGTCTGATGAGCCGATTGGCTGACCATATTCACGTAAAAACTGATTGGCCGTTTGATTAAATTTGTCCATATTATTATTTATCTAATTAGAAGTAGTTTTGTAGATAGTCTATTAAAGTAATCTTTATTTAAAAACGTTAATTCGTAACGTTTTGTAAACTTTTTTACGCCTGAAAATGTATACTTACTAATATCCATATTATTAATTTTACTTACCATCGAATTTATTGTTGTTTGAGCTTTACCATCATTTATACCGATTAGATGATCAAGATATACTATAGAATATTTACTTATAAATATTTTTAAAGGTAGGAGTCTATCTACTCTACGAAGAAAATTGGTAAAAAAGGTTAAAATGTCTTTTTCTTTAAAATATTTTGTTAATTCACAGTCATCTAACTGAGTATTATTAAAGTATATAATAGACTTTGACTTGCAATTGAGTAACCTTTGACATATATTGTATATGGTATAGTGGTATATAAACTTTTTAACCTGTAGATTGTTTATACTCTTTTCTAATAAGTTAAATTCATGTAAAGAATTGATTATCTCTGGTTGTATATCGTTTATTAATAACTCATTAAAGTCAATTATAGTAAAATCATAATTTTCTATATGTAAATCAGCCATCATCACTATTATTATAGTACTGTTCCAAAAACAATTTAGGAGCTTTACCTATTCTACAGTTTATAATACCATTATAATAATTTTCACTCAATAGAACATCCTTTTCAAACTGCATTTTAGTTTCGAAATATGATAATTCAAATTTGCTATTGCAAAATTTTAAAATTTTAAAGTTAAATTTATCTATACCTAGTGAAGATATATCACTATTAAGAGCATCTGATGAACCTGTATATGTTTTCCAATCACTTTCAATGTAATCAATACGTTTACGTTTTTTACCTTTTAATGGTTTACGTTTTATTTTACGAACCATTTGCTTTTTACCGATATATTTCTTATCATTAATAGTGTTAATAATTTCATATATAAAACCGAAAGTACCTTCCGGTATCGGTTTATATACCTCCCATATACCTGTATCCATTTAGATATTTACTTTTTATTCTTGGATTTTCTAGTTTTTCTCTTCTTCTTACCCACTTTACCGTTTCTGGAATAAGTTACACCTAGAGCTGTTGGTCTTCTAAAATCACCAGGAGCATAAGCATCTGTACCTGGAGTACCGCTAACTGTTGTACCATACCCAGCTGCAGCAGTAGGTCCTAAAGCCCCACCACCGACTGTATTTTCATCTTCCTCTGTTGTATTTTTCCTTTTTAGTATTTTTTTAAATGCTTTTTCAAATAAAGTTGTTTTCTTCATAATAGTATTTATAATTAATATGTGAGTTTATTAGATCAATACATAGATGAAATAGAAAAAGATTTACAAATTAATGAATTTAATCTTAAAGATTCATCGATGAAAGCACCAGCTCGTAAGCATTACTGGGTATCGAAATTAATAAGACATAAACAAAATCTATTAAAACTTAGAATATTAAGAGATTCAGTAAAGAAAGAAATAGTAGGTAAAATTATAGAAGAAAGCCCAGTTAAAGTAACGATGCCGGTTGCTGAGAAAGCAAGTTATAGGCATGATAAGATGAAAGAAATATCTAAAAAAATTAGTAATGAAGAACTAATTATTGAATTCCTAGAAAAAACAGAGAGAACATTTAGTGCTATAGGTTTTGATATAAAAAATATTATCGAAATTATGAAAATGGAACAATTATAATGAAATTTGAATTAGCTAAAGAAAAAATTAGATTAATAACTGATGACTTAGACGATATACGGGAACATTTTAGTGTTAAAGATGAAACAGCTCGTTTCCGGATGAGAGGTAGAGCTAGATTTTATTCTAATTCTCGTATATATTGTATAACCCCGACAGGTCTTTTTGAACCTGGTCTATTTTTTGATATTTTAACTTATATAAAGCAAGAATATCCTAATATAGATTGTCAAATAGATCAAGACATTTTACCTATAGTTAAGCCGACATATAAGGAAGAAAGAGCATATGATAATCTAAAATTTCCATTAAGGGATTATCAATTAGATTCAGTAAAAGAAGCATTAAAATTTGGAAGAGGTATTATAAAACTTGGCACCGGAGGTGGTAAAACTTTAACTATTGCTTCATTGTTAATGAGTCTTTATTCTAATAATCCCAAATTAAAAATTTTAATATTGGTGCCAGACCTAGGACTAGTAAATCAAACATATAATGATTTTATTGAATATAATGTATTATTTAAATTTACTAGATGGACTGGTAAAATAAAACCTGATTTAACCGCTAACTGTATTATAGCCAATAGAGGTATATTACAGAGTCAGTTTGATGATAATGATTGGATAAAATATATCGATGTTTTGGTAGTTGATGAATGTCATACTATAAAAAAATCAAACAAAGTGAGTAAGATGGTTAATAAAATACATACTTTTAATAAGTTTGGATTAACTGGTACTTTACCAGATGATAAACCGGAGCAATGGAATGTCATTGGTAAATTAGGTAAAGTAATATACGATAAGGATAGCTACCAACTTAGGTTAGAGAGCTATTTAACTAACGTCGACATTAAGATCATTAACATAAGTTATAGAGATAAACCTCTAGTAGTTAGTGGTGGTAATAACTTTAAAGCAGAGCTAGATTTTATATATACCAATAATTTTAGAAATAATGTTATCAAAAATATATGTACTAAATTTAATAATAACTCTCTTATATTGGTTAACCATTTAGCCCATGGTGATACATTATATGATAACTTAACTCAAATTGATAATAAGAAAGTTTATTTCGTTAAAGGTGAAGTTGATGTAGAAGAAAGAGATAAAATTAAAAAAATAATGGAAACTAATAATGACGTTATATGTATTGCAATGAGTTCTATTTTTAGTACTGGTGTTAATATTAAAAATATACATATGATTATGTTTGCTTCTGGAGGTAAGAGTTTTATTAGAACGATCCAATCAATCGGAAGAGGTTTGAGACTACATGAAAGCAAAGATAAACTAATTATTATAGATCTTGCTGATAAGTTAAAATACGGTAACCGTCATTCCGATAAACGTAAAGAAATATATAATACAGAAAAAATTAATTATAATATAACAGAGATAGTTGAAAAATAGTATTTATACGTTATAATTAGGCTATGGCTAATACTAAAAAAACTACTGGTAAGCGTAGAGGACCTAAACCAAAAAAGACTGAATACTATGTAGATCCACGGGAATTAAAAGCTGAACTAATTGCATATTATGAATGCGAAGATTGTACACCTAAATTAGGGGATATGATTCATAAGATAGCTCATGGTTTAAGTTATTCATCTAATTTTATTAACTACACTTATCGAGATGAAATGGTAGGTGATGCTTTAGTTAAGATGTATACTGCTGTTACCAATAAAAAGTTTAATGTAGATTCAGAATACAATCCTTTTTCGTATTTTACTACTATTGCATTCCATGCTTTTATCAATAGAATTAAAAAGGAAAAGAAGCATGCTAATACATTATCTGAATATAAAGAAAAGGTTTATGAACAAGAAATGTTAGATTCAATGGATGGTAGGGTCTACGTAAAACCGATGTATGATGATGTAGATACAGAACCGAATGAATAAAGTAGCTATATTTTCTGATTTGCATTTAGGTGTTCACCAGAATAATGATTTCTGGTTAGGTATAGCTAACAAATGGGCTGATTGGTATATTACTAATTTAAAATCGCAAGGTATTAAAGATATTATATTTTGTGGTGACTTTTTTCATTATAGAGACGAAATTTCAGTTAAGACTTTAAATTTTGCAAAAGATTTATTAGATAAATTTAAAGATTTTAATATTATCATGATAACTGGTAATCATGATGCATGGTATAAAGATACATCAGAAATTAATAGTTTAAGTATTCTTAAAGGTTATAAAAACTTAACAGTATATGATAAACTTGCTACTGTAGATTATAAAGGTAAATTAATATCATTTTGTCCTTGGGGTACAAAAATAGATGATATACCGAATAGTGATTTAATATTCGGTCATTTTGAACTAGAAAATTTTAAAATGAATATGTTTAAAATATGTGACCATGGAGATGATCCAGACATACTAGTTGAAAAATCTAAATTAATATTTACAGGACATTTTCATGCAAGGGATGAGAAACATTATAAAAAACAAGATAGTTCTATTATCTATGTTGGTAATCCTTATGAAATGGACTTTGGTGATACAATGCAAACGAAAGGATATTATATTTTAGATTTAGATGATATGTCATATGAATTTTTTGAAAATAATATTACACCAAAACATATTAAGATAATCTTATCTAAATTAATCAATATACCAGACGTTGAAAATGTATTTAAAGATTCATTACCTGGTAATATTATAAAATTAATTATTGATAAAAATATTAGTACCGATCATCTGGATGCTTTAGTTACTAAATTAACTACATATAAACCAATTGAATTAAGGATTGATTATGATGTAAATTATAATCAACTTAAGATTGAAAACGATGAAGATTATGATTTATCAGGTGTTGATATTAAACATGCAATTGAAGAGTTCGTTAATATGTTAGATATAGAAAATAAAAAAGATGTAGTAAATTATTCTACATCTTTATATGAAAGAGTTAAATGAAATACGTATGCTTTAAAGAGTTAAAAATAAAAAACTTCCTGTCTATAGGTGAGGAGTTTGTAACTGTAAATTTTGAAAAAGGTTTGCATATTGTAACTGGTGTCAATAGAGATAAAGAAGATAGGAGAAACGGGGTCGGTAAAAGTACGATAGCTGATGGTTTATATTTTGCTATATTTGGTCAAACCCTTAGAGACTTAAAAAAGAATTTTATCGCTAATAATTTAACTTCAGGTACTTGTGAAGTACAGTTATCTTTTACTATAGATGACCCAAAACATGGAGTTAATGAGTTTGATATTATTCGTACATTAAACCCAAGTAAAGTTTATATCTATAAAAACGGTAATGATAAAACGAGAGATAGTATAACAAATACTAATGAATATATTAATACTATTTTATCTTCGACACCAGAAATATTTCAAAATTGCGTTATAATGACTCTTAATAATCATGTACCGTTTATGGGTAAAAGTAAGACAGAAAAACGTAAGTTTATTGAGCAAATATTTAACCTTGAAATTTTTAGTAAAATGTTAGGTGAGTTACGTAATGAACATAATGAAATAAAACGCAACTTCGACATTGAAATTACTAGATTAGAAGAAACCAATAATCATTTAAATACTCAACAGCAGCAAGTCGATAACTTTGAAGAGAATAAAAATCAAAGAATTAATAGAATTGAAAATCAAATAAGCGTAAAAAATAACGATTTAAAAAATTATAAAGAAGAAAAAAATACTGTTGTATCATTAGATGAAAAACCTTATATTAATAAATCGGAAAAACTAAATGAAGAAATAGTAGATTTAAAAAATATTAAAAATGAAAAGTATGAAAAAATTGTACAGTTAAAAACTAATTTAACTACTAATAAAAATACATTAACAAAAATTGGTACGGATGAAGCTACATGTCCGATGTGTTTAAGACCTTTAGAAGATCATGATAAAGATTTAATTGAAGAAGAAAAAGAAAAAATTAATATTATATTGGATGATATTTTAAATGATATAAAATATAACAAAGAAGATTATGAAAATACAGTTAGAGAAATTAATAGTTATTCTACAGCTAAAACGAAAATAGATAATAAACTTTTAAGTATAAAAACTCAAAAAGATAATATTTCTTATCTTGAACGTAATATAACTGAAATAGAAAATATTATTAACCAATATCAAACTGATATAGATAGTATTAAAAATGAAACGAATTCATTCGATGATCTAATAAGTGAGACAACAAATAAGATTAATGTTATAAAGCAAGAAATAGATTCTCTTAAAAAGGTTATAAATCTTATGGATGTTGTTAAGTTTGTTGTTAGTGAAGAAGGGGTGAAGAGTTTTATTGTTAAGAAGATACTTTCACATTTTAATGGTAAACTAACCCACTTTATGAAGAAGTTGGATAGTAATTGCGTTTGTATTTTTAATGAATATTTTGAAGAAGAAATCGTAAACGAAAAGGGTAAGATATGCCTTTATAATAACTTTTCAGGAGCTGAAAGAAAAGCTATTGACTTGGCCTGCTTATTCTCTTTTATGGATATGAGAAAGTCTCAAGGTGATGTTTATTATAATATTAGTTTTTATGATGAATTATTTGATAGTAGTTTAGATGAAAAAGGGGTAGATTTAGTTCTAGAGATATTAAATGAAAGAGTGCAAAAATATAATGAATGTGTTATGGTTATAAGTCATCGTAAGGAAAGTATTAAATCTGCTAACGGTGATGTTATATTTTTAGAAAAACATAACGGCATCACTAGAAGAGTAAATTTTATTGATTAATTAATATTATGCTAATACAAGGTAACCAGCCATTTCAAGCAAATGCACCATTTGCTGTTAATAAACCGTTTCAAAATAATGTAGTACAAAGTAAGCCACCGGTGGCTAACCCACCAGCTCAACCTGAAAATAATTTACCTAGATTTTTAAATTATTATGCTGATTATTCAGGTTGCGGTCATTGGAGAATGATATGGCCAGAACAAGTAATGAATGCTCACTCTAAAGCTGTTGTTCATGGTACAACCGTAATGAATGTTGATGAAAGATATTATATACAAACTAAAGGAGTAAGAATACAAAGACAAGCAACACCACAGCAACTTGAATTTGTTAAATGGTTAAGGAAAGTAGCAGATAAGAATAATTTTAGATTAATATATGAAATTGATGATATATGTTTTGCAGAAGATATTCCTGATTATAACAAATATAAGACAGCATTTGAGGACCCTAGTATAAGAAAATCAGCTCAAGAAATGATGTCAATCTGTGACGAGATTACAGTTACGTGTCCATTTATGAGAGATTATTATCGCGATAAAACAGGTAACCAAAATGTAACAGTATTACCTAATTTTATGCCAAAATTTTGGTTAGATAGATTTTACGATAATAATAGGACGATGGAAAGCTTTGACAGGAATAAAAGAAAACCAAGAATCTTATACGCTGGTTCAGGGGCTCACTTTGACGTTGAAAATAGAGTTAAATTTAAAGACGATTTTTACCACGTTAACGAAGTTATTAGGAAAACCGTTGATAAATATACATGGGTATTTTTAGGAGCACATCCTTTACCGATACGAGATTTAGTGCAATCTGGAAAAGTAGAGTTCCATCCATGGAAAAGATTATTTGAATACGGTCAAGGTTTATATGATCTAAACGTTAATATGGTTGTAGCTCCCTTACAAAATAATACTTTTAATAAAGCTAAATCAGACTTAAAATATATCGAAGCCTGTGCATTAGGATTACCTATTGCTTGCCAAGACTTATGTACATATGAAAATGCACCTATTAGGTTTAACACCGGTGATGAAATGATTGCTCAGATTGAAACAACGTTACAAGATAGAAAACGTTATAAATCTTTATGTAAAAAAGCTAGACAATATGCTGATACTCGATGGTTAGAAGATGATAAAAATATCGATTGTTATACTGAGTTATATCAGTACGGTGTAAATGATTCAAGAAGATTAAATTTATCTAGATATAATTAGGAACTATGATATAATTGATGGGTGAGTTATCGTAATATATACTATGATCCCCGTGAAAGATGTATTAATTTATTTACCTGGGATACCGACGGTAAAAGAATTAAAGTAACTACGTCCTATGACCCTTATTTGTATGTCGAAGGTAAGGGTGATTATGAATCTATTTTCGGGACTAAACTGGTTAAGAAAAGTTTTAGGACTCAGTATGACCGATTCAAGTATATTAAAGATACTGGTATTAAAAGAGTATTTGAGAATCAGCCAGCAGTTCAGCAGTACTTAATTGATACTTTTTGGAAGGTTAACGAAACGACTGAATTTAGTAAAAACCCTATTAAGGTTATGTTTTTAGATATCGAGACTTATTCCCCGGATGAGTTTCCTAATCCTCAAGACCCTACTCATACCTGTAATGTTATTACTTGCTTTGATTCATTAAATCGTCAATACCATACATTTGGTTTAGGTGAGTATAATAATAAAGATAAGGATGTAACATATGTGAATTGCTCTTCAGAAAGAGAGTTATTTATGAAGTTTGTTGAGTATGTTGAAAAGGACTACCCTGATATTATGTCAGGTTGGAATAGTGAGTTTTTTGATTTACCGTATATCTTAAATAGATGTACTCGTATACTTGGTGAGGAATGGACTAATAGAATATCACCTTCTGGTAAGGTTTATAGTAGAACAATACGTGGTCAGTTCGGTCAAGAACAACAACGTTGGTATGTTGAAGGTATTTCATTAATTGACTATTTAGATGTATATAAACGTTTCTCAGTTGGGGTAAAAGAAAGTTATAAACTTGATGCAATTGGCGAGGCAGAGTTAGGTGAGAAGAAAGTAGATTTTGGTAATATGAATCTAGCAACTCTTGCTGATACTGATTGGCAAACGTTTGTTGAATATAATATTCAGGACGTTAGACTGCTAACTAACTTAGAAGATAAACTAAAGTATACAGAACTAATTAAGATGTTGGCTTACGTTGGCCTAACTACCTTCGAAGCTGCTATGGGATCCCTTTCGGTGATCAACGGTGCAACGGCCGTTATATCAAGGAAGCGTGGTCAGTGTGTACCTTCGTTTATTAGGAATGCTGATACAGGTAAGAATCCAGGTGCATTTGTTGGTGAACCTTTGAAAGGTTTTCAAGAAAATATTATATCGTTTGATGCTAACTCTCTATACCCGAATGTGATGATATCTCTAAATATGTCTCCGGAAACTAAAGTAGGTAAGATTGAAGATAAAAATGATAATGAAATAGTTATACGTCATGCTAATGGTCAGGTCTTTACTTTAACTCATGAAAAGTTTTTAAAGTTCTGTAAAAAGGAAGAGATAGCTATTAGTAAAGCTAACGTGCTATTTACTCAAAAGTTTAAAGGGGTAATGCCTGAAATTTTAGATTACTATTATGATAAACGGGTTGTGGTGAAAACTAAATTAGGTAAACTTAAGAGAGAGTATTCAAAGAGTAAGGTTAAAAATAAGGATCTTAAATTTGAAATTGATCAATTAGATGCAAAGCAGTTATGTATTAAAGTTTTAATTAATTCAATTTATGGTTACTTTGGTAATAAGCATGCCCCTTTTGGTGATGATGATATTGCAGCTTCAATTACTTTAACTGGCCAGGCAGTTATTAAACAGTCTAACGAATTACTTAAAAGGTATATTAAAGAAAAAGCTAATGTTGAGGATGAAAAAACTCTTAATGATTGTATCATATATAACGATACGGATAGCAGTTATATTTCAGTTAAACCTTTAGTTAAAGCAGGTTTAACTTTTACTGATGAAAATGGTAAGTTAACTCAAGCATTTCACGATGAGGTACAGAATATTGAAGACTTCTTAAATGATGAAATTAAAGTATGGGGAATTAAAAACTTAAATTCTAAAGACTGTAGATTTATCTTTAAACGTGAGGTAATTGCTGATACTGGTATATTCTTACAGAAGAAACGGTATGTTATGCATATTTTAGATGATGAGGGTATACCGATGGATAAGTATAAGTATACCGGGGTTGAAGTTGTAAGAAGTACAATGCCAGATGCTATTAAACCCCATGTTAAAGATATTATTGAAACGATGTTATCCACTCAAAGTCTTGCTGAAACGAATGCTGTACTAGATAAAGTTTATAAAATATTCATTGACTTACCAGTTGAAGATATAACATTTGTATCTGGTTTAAAAGGTTATGAAAAGTATGCAGGACAATGTGATGATTGGAAGACTGCAAAAGGTATGCCTATACATGTTAAAGCTGCGTATTACCATAATATGTTGCTTAAAAAGTTTAATATTGAAAAGGAATATGAAACTATTAGTTCTGGTGATAAGGTTAGATATTTTTATTTGCAGCAACCTAACCCTTACAATCTACCAAGTTTAGCATACAAGTATTATTATCCAGAAGAATTTAAAAAGATATTCCATGTTGATTATGATAAAATGTTTGAAAAAAATCTCTATGCAGTTATTGAAAGATTTTATGATAACGTTAAATGGGCTATTCAAAAGCCTGGTAATGCAGTCCAGACTAATTTATTCGATCTTTTAGGTTGATTTTTTAAAAAAATATATTAAAATATAGTATGTCAGATAAGAAATATACTACATTTATTGATAACGCAGGCCGTGCAATTTTTGCTGAGCTTGAAAGTGAAACACCTGATAATTTGGTTGCTAAAAACCCGGTTATGATTACGGTTCAACAAGGAGAGAATGGTCAAATGGCCGTACAGTTGTTTCCACTATTCTTCCAAGAATTCGTTCAACCTTCAGAAGATGATTCTAGAGCAAATTACTTTACTTATTCAAAAAATAACATTGCTGTAGGTTCTAATTTCCAGATTGAAAGTCGTATTGCGGATCAATATGAAAAAATAGTTAACCCTGTTTTAGTACCAGCTGGTCAAACAGCAGGAGAAGAAGCTGAAGTTATTAAACTATTCGACGATTAGAAATAAAAAAAATATAAAATAAAAAACAGCCTCTCATACCTAAAAAATATGAGAGGCTTTCCATGTATGTCACCTCAAGAAATATTTGATTATAAATTAGGATGGAAATCTTATTCATTTTCTATACCGTTCCACTCGGACTGGGAAATGGAGTATAGGGATTACTGTAAAGATAATTTCAATAAATGGCAATGGGACATTTTAAAATGGACGAACGTTTACGAGCATACTATGTTATTCGAAATGGTAAAAGATGCTGATAAATTTAAAGAATTTATTAGCAAACGATAACATATATAAATGAAAAGTAAAAAAATTAAAATAGGTGTGGTTGGGAATGGCTTCGTCGGTCACGCAATGACTTTACTTCGACCATCAATAGATGTATTAGTGTGGGATATTATACCAGAAAAAAGAGACCCGCGTAACCTTAATATTGAAAAATTCGTAAAAGAATCTGAAATTATTTTTATTGCTGTACCAACTCCAATGAATAGTGATGGTAGCGCAAATCTTGATATCGTTATCTCCGTTTGTAAAGAAATAAAATTAATAGATAAAGATAAACATATTGTATTACGATCAACAGTTCCACCTGGGACTTCTGAAAAACTTAACGTCAACTTTATGCCAGAGTTTCTAACAGAAAAAAATTGGAAACAGGATTTTAAAAATTGTGATCAATGGATTCTTGGATCATACGATAATTTGCTTTTAAATAAAATAAAACTTATATTAGAAACTGCTTATAATTATGGGTCAATTATAAATTCTAACGTTATTAGTTGCGAACCTGGGGAAGCAGAAATGATAAAATACTTAAAGAATGTTTTTCTTAGTGTTAAAGTTGGTTTTTTTAACGAGCTTGAATCTATATGTTTAAGTGCTGGGCTTAACTACGAAAATATTCGACAAATAGCAACGCAAGATAAACGTATTGGTGCTGGTCATACAATGGTACCAGGACCCGACGGTAAGCGAGGCTTTGGAGGGACGTGTTTTCCTAAAGATACTAATGCTTTGGCAAGCTTTGGAAAAAATAAAGGTATTGAGACTCCTATCTTAAACGCAGTCATAAAAAGAAATGAAAAAATTGATAGACCTGAACAAGATTGGAAAGCAGATCAAGGCCGGGCAGTAATGAATAAAATATGCTAGTAAGTTTAAAGAATTTATTGATAAATGATAATCATATACTATAATAGTATATATGAGTAAAGAAATTGATGATGTATTATCTATAATTGATAAATCTAACCCGTACGCCTCGTTTTTAAATGAGAGCGCTCTAAGTAATATAGATGGTTGGATAGATACTGGCTCTATGGTACTAAATGGTATTGTATCAGGTTCATTATTTGGTGGTATACCAAAAAATAGAATGACTCTATTAGCTGGTCCTAGTATGACCGGTAAGAGTTTTATATTGCAAAAGATTTTAGCCAATGCTCAGAAAGAAGGATTAACTCCAGTTATTTTTGATAGTGAAAATGCTATTGATAAAGATGGAGCAGAAGCATTAGGTCTGGATGTTAGTAAGGTAAAATATGTACCCGTTTTTAGTATTGAAGAATGTCGTAATACTATTTTTGATTTCTTAACTAAAGTAAAGGAAAAGGGTCAAGAAGGTAAGTTTATTATTGCTATTGATTCTTTAGGTAATATGGAAAGTCAATTGCAGATTAATCGTCAGATAAAAGGTAATGTAAGTGCTGATATGGGTAGTAGAGCTAAAGCTATGAAATCTTTATTACGGACCTTAACTCAGTTATCCGGATTAACTAAAACTACTATTCTAGCTACTAATCATATCTATGAAGACCCGTCAGCGATGTTTCCTTCGTTGGTAAAGGCAATGCCAGGTGGTACTGCTACTGTTTATCTTCCATCAGTTACTATTCAATTAGCTCGTAAGCCAGTTAAAGAAGATAAGAATACAGATGGTAAGTTAGCTGTAGGTCAGAAGAATTATTCAGGCGTTATACTTAGAGCTTTAACTGTTAAAAATAGATTTGTTAAGCAATACTTGCAAGGTGAAATGTATCTATCTTTTGATAAAGGTTTAAACAAGTATTATGGTTTATTAGATCTTGCAGTAGGTTTAGGAGCAGTAATACAAACTGGTTCAACTTATACTTTACCAGATGGTAAGAAACTTGGTTATTATAGTAAATGGAAAGATGATACAGAATTATGGGACAATACTATTATACCTGTCGTGGAAGAAAAAATTAAACAAGAATGGAAATACAGTAATAAATCTGATGAAGATGAAATTATACCAGACGAAGTAAACGATGAAGAAGAAGAATAAAATAGTTATAACCTTATCTGGTGGAATGGATTCATCTGTTTTACTCTATAAGGCAGCCGAACAGTATAATGAAGTGCATACTGTAACATTTAATTACGGTCAACGTCATAGTAAAGAGTTAGAAGCAGCTGAAAAGCAATTAGCTAACGCTAAATTTAATTATACAAATGTTAAGTTTACTAATAAATTATTAGATGTTACTTATATTAAGGATATAGCTGATACATCTTCTCTTACTAATGATAATATAGATACACCTGACGTAAAAGATATAATGGGTGAGGCTCAACCTAAATCATATGTACCATTCCGTAATTTAATGTTTTTAAGCATATTGTTATCATATGCAGAAAAAATGGAAGCTGAGGAAGTATGGTATGGTGCAGCAGAAGCTGATAGTCTTGCTGGTTATTGGGATGGTTCAGTGCAATTTGTCGATAAAATGAATCAGATTTGTCTATTAAACCGTGAAGTAGATGTAAGGGTAAGAGCTCCTCTTCTTAAGATGAGTAAAAAAGAGATTATTTTAAATGGTGTTGAGCTTGGAGTCAATTTTACTGATACATATACATGTTATTCTGGTGAATATCCATGTGATGCTAATAGTGCAAGTAGTGCTCTTAGGTTGAAAGGTTTTTTAGACGCAGGATTACAAGATCCGTTACGTTATAAACAGCAAGATAAGTTAGATTCGGTTTATAGAGATAATAATTGTAAATCTATAATATATTAATAACCGTGTCTATTCATTCTTTCTTGAGAATGAGCATTTTGCATTTTTTGCCTGTGTTGATTGATCAAGTAGTTATTAATATCTTGTTGAGACATTGCAACTTGCTCTTCTTCTTCAGATTCTGACGGTTTCTTTTTTCTAAGCTTACCTGTTATTGGGCATCTTTCTTCTCCTTCATCAGGTGCCTCATCAGGTTCCATTTCACCCATTTGATCATCATCAGGTGCCTCATCAGGTTCATATTGGTCATTATCGTCTTGTTCGTCTTTAGGTAAAATCTTTTTCATTAAATGACTACCAACAGCACCAGCTGCCCCGACTGCAATCCCAGTTCCTAAGATAGGTAATATATTATCTTCTGCAGGTTCGTCTTCATCTTCATAATGATCTGCAACTGCTCTTGCATGAGATTGACCAGCCCTTTCTTGCTCTTTCTTCATTGCTTTAGCAATAGCTACCCCTCTTGATCTTTCATATGAAGAAATCTCACCATCATCATTTAAATCTGATTTTTCTTTATCAATTTCTTCACCTTCTGGAACACCAACACCATCTTGACGGCTCATATAACTAACAGCGTCGATTGCATTTGACATACCATCTTCTTCACCTTCTGGAAAATCAGCAACTAATTTTTCTCTATTACCCATTTCTATTTCTCCACCAAATTTATCAACTTTTTCTGTTTCACTTGGTTTAACAATAACAACTGAAACAATATCATCTTTAGATATATCATCTAAATTAAGTTTTTGACCTTTAAAAGAATTAAGAGTAACTCTATATTTTAAACCATCGCTTACTACTGTATATAAATCATTTTCACCAACACCACCTTCAGATTTTAAGGTGGTATCCCCTCCAAGATTTAATTGTAAAGTTTCAAAACCTGTATCACCTTTCTTAAGACCTTCTTTTGCTGCGCCTCTTGCTCTTGTTGTAATTTGAACATCTGGTCTTGTAGCTAATGGTTTAGAAACATTGGCCATAATATTAATAGCATTTTGAATATTATCATCAGTTAAATCTTCTAAATCTAATTCAGGATTTTCTTTTTGTAAGTATCTAATTACCTTGGTAGCAAAGTATCTAGGGGTCATTGTACCTTTAAGATCTCTAATATCTTCCATACCCATTAGTTTTGCTCTTAACGGATCAGCAATTTTCTTACCTCTTGCTTCTTGGACCAAATCATCGTCCCCTTCATGCATACCTTGCATATATTGAGAAGCACTTTCGTTAATAATTTTTTTGTTACCCCAGTTATGTAAATTCATAATAATATTTATTGATTATTGTTAAGTTTTATACTATAATATATTATATGTGTGGTATATATTGTAGCAATGATTTAAGTACATTTGAAATATTAGAGGAAGCTAATAGAAAACGTGGTAATTTTTCTACTGGTATATTTTATTGTTATAATAAAGCTAATTATAATATAATCCAAGAAAAAGGTAATATAAACTGGAATAAGACAAAAATACCACATCAAAAAGGACATTTATATTTGGGTCATAATCAGGCTCCTACTGAAACCGGTAGAGGTTGGCAAGAGGAAACGTCTCATCCATTTTGGGTAGGTGATTGGATAGTAGCTCATAATGGAGTATTAACTAATTCTAATGAATTAATTGATGAGTTTATACCAATGCATGATAACCCTGTAGATAGTAGTATAATACCAGCATTATTAGATGAATTTGAGTATACTCACGGTCCTTGTGAAGATGCTGAAACAGAAGTACAAAATATATTGTATACTATTGAAAAACTTAAAGGTACATTTGCTTTATGGATAGTTAACATTAAAACAATGAATATATACATAGCAAGACAAGGTAGTACATTGTTTTACAAAGATAGTAATATATCATCTATTAGAGGTTGTGATTATAAAGAGATAAGTCAAGGTATACTTTATAATTTTTCATATGAAGGTCTAACTGAAATAGATAGCTTTGTATATGATAGCCCATTTTTAACATTATGAATATAAATTACGTTACGGTTAGTGAATTGGGTGAAGTAGATAAGTTAAGATTTATAAAATTTATCTACGATAACACCGATTCCTATATTTTAAACACATTTGGCCATACTTGGTCAAGTAGAAATTGGTGGGAGGAATACCCTATAGAGGTTTGTACAGATGACAGTGGTAAAGTACTAGGTTTACATGCATATACAGTTAATACTAAAGCAGAAAATACATTAAAAACGTATTATATAGTTACATCAAAATATAATAGAGGTAACGGACTCGCTAAATTATTAATTAAAAATGCGTTATATAAACATAAGGATAATATTAAATTTTATTATGTGAATTCAGATGTAAAAAGTGACGGGGCTATTTTTTATAAAAAATGGTTAGGTAATAACTATATCACCGAGGATAACGATTTCAATTCACAAGATGTAATTTTTAAGGAACCTATTTATAATATTATTGATGAGTAAACTGAAGACAACTGGTAAACCTCGTCAGTTTGATACTGGCGCACAACGAGATAATGCTGATAATAAACTAAGAATGAGTTTAGTACCTCATGCAGCTTTAAACGGTGTAATGTTGAGGTATATTCAAGGAGCTGATACCTATGGTGAGAATAATTGGAAGAAAGGCATGAAGCATTCAGTTTTATATGATAGTACTATGAGACATTTAATGCAAGACTTTACCGGAGATGATAGTGAAGATCATTTGGGAGCTGCTCTATGGAATATTATGGGTATGATCTGGAATAGAGATCATAAACCTGAAATGGATGATAGAAAAGAATATGAAATATAAAATTTATACAGCTACAAAAGGTAAAAAAGAAGATACAGCCCTGTATAAATCTCTTAATAAAAAATATAACGATTTACCGATACATTATGAAGAAAAAAATACTAAAAGTTTGCAAAGTTGCTATAACAACTTTTTGGAAGACGCTCGTACTAATAACATTGATATCTGTATGTTTATCCATGATGATGTTTTTATCAATTGCAGGGATTTGTTGCATAGGTTGGACAATTATGGTAAAATGTATACAGTTTTTGGTCTCGCAGGGGCTAGTACGTGTAAGGTTAAAGAACCTGCTTTATGGCATCTTATGTCCGAGAGGAAAGACCAAAG